TTCACCCTGAGTGTGTGATACAGAAACGCCTGTTCCTGCAGTCACGTTTACCATGTAGTTGCCGGTGGTGTCTGTACCTAGTGCAACCGAATTTGCTTGAATAGTCGTTGAGATCGCAGCATTTCCCGATCCATCAAATGATACACTTCCAGCAACATCTCCAGTTAAACTTATTGTTCGTGCAGTTTGAAGTGTTGTAGCTGTCGAAGCATTACCCGTAAGTGCGCCAACAAAACTTGTCGAAGTTACACTCGTTAAACCTGCAAGTGTAGTACTAGTTGATCCAAGACTAATCGCTGTAGTACCAACTGTCACACTACTATTTGTTAACTTTTCATTAGCAATAGATCCCGCCAACATCGTGTTGGTGACGGTGCCAGTATCACCGGTCGTAACAATCGTACCTGTAGTCGCGGGTAGTGCGATCGAGGTCGTTCCTGCTACAGCTGGGGCTGATATTATGACTGTACCTGAAGTTGTTCCAGGTAGAGCGACGGTGGGCGTAATCAGCCCATTCTTAACTACGAATTCATTGGCCATCTCGTTTCCCTATCCACGAGTTAATTATACGACGATAGTCGTTCTTGATATATTTATAGTTGCTGATGTTCCGGAAGTCATCGTAACTAAGAGTCTTACGTTTCCTCCACTGATATCGCTGCTGAAAGTTCCAAGTGTTCCACCCGTATTCATCATTGCGTATTCTGCAGTAGATGTCGTTGTTCCATTATGAAGTACCATTATTTCTGAAGACTGATAATTAGTTCCCTGTGTTATTTGAACAATGTACTTTGCAGATCTATAAGTTGATGCCGAGAAAGTATCAACAGCAGTTTGTGCAGTTGTTGTTACAGTTGCTTGAATTACTGCTTGATTCGCTATAGTAGTAGCTCCACTCGCTTGAGTGATTGAACTTCTTGTTACTAGATTATGGTTTAGTGTAATAGTTCCTAAAGCACCAGATACAGAAGAACCAATATTAATGTTTGTCGTAGATGTTGAAAGACCATTAGCACCAATATTAATTGTCTTAGTTGTAGATGCCGCAGTTGCGCCTGTACCAATTTCAAGTGTTTGTGCTGCAGTAGATCTACCAAGCGTAATAGTTCCAGTTTGAGCAGTTCCACCGATATTAGTTATACCGGTTGTAGCACTTGTGCCTAACGATGTTGTAGAGCTTGATGAACCACTTAATGTTATCGTGCCAGATGCACTAATTCCAGAAGCACTAAGTGTGCCGCTAAAAGTAGGAGATGCAGAAAGAACATTATTTCCAGTACCAGTAATAGTAGCAAACCCAGTATATTCGGAATCCCAATCAGCAGCAGTCGTTAAAGTAGTACCAATACACGTTACGGTAACAGCTGCTCCCGGAACTACAGCTGTAATTAAACTACCACCAGAAGAATTAACTGTTAAATTGCCGGTAGAGTTATTTTCAATTTCATATGATTGTCCTAAAGATAGTGTACTAGTAACTGGCATAACTACAATTTGAGCAGTACTGCCCGTAAATAATTGTCTATATGTGCTACTATTAGTTAGTGTTGTCGTACCACCAGCAGTAACTGTGGTAGTGTAACCCATTTTTATATTATCAATTACTGGAAGTGTTAATGTTTTATTTGTAAGAGTCTGTGTTCCGGTTAAAGTAGCGACTGTGCTGTCGATAGCAACTACTGTTCCAGTAACTGTAATACCTGTTCCCGCTGTAGTAACTGTTACATCAGCAGAACCATTAAAAGATACTCCATTTATATTTCTAGCAGTCTGTAGCGTGGTAGCTGTAGTAGCATTACCACTTAGAGCTCCATAGACAGTGGTTACATTTAGATTCTTATTTAGATTCCAGCGATCGTCTGCTGACGTATATGTAAGTGTTGCGTTTGCTCCAGCAACTGTTAGACCTGCTCCATTAGCCGCAGCTGCATCAGCTGCGCCATCAGCTAAAGTTATATTAACGTCGTCAACACTTAATGTAGTTGAATTTAGTGTAGTTGTAGTGCCATTTATAGTTAAATTACCAGTTACAGTAAGATTACCACCTATTGTTGCATTTCCTGTAGCACTTATTACATCAATATTTGCTGTTCCAGTAAGAGTTGGACTAGCAAGAGTTTTGTTAGTTAGAGTTTCTGTGCCGGTAATTGTCGCAAAAGATGTACTATTCAATCCATCTAATGTATCAGCATCTAACCCTGACGAAGAACCATCTACAGTCTTGATGGCATCTAATAAATTAGTAGCTGTTATTGCTCCGGTTAAACTATTAACTGAAGTAACACCAGTAGCAGCAGAAAAAGTTATCGTATCTGTTGCTGGATTTGTCGTGATACTAATTCCACTACCCACTAGAGTTAAAGTGTCGGTAGTTTCATCAGCTACTATAGATTGTTGACCATCAATTGATATAGTCTTAAAAGCAAAGTTTCCACCCGCAGTGGCTGCTTCAAATTTATCAATTGTATTATCACTTTTCTTATAATAAAGCTTTCCGTCGGCGTAGTTTAATGCTAACTCGCCATAATCTAAATCAGCTACAACAGGTGCTTTACCAATTACAGAAGATTTTTTAAGACGAATTTTATTAGCCATAGTGATTCCTAAAAAGGTAAGAAAAAAGGAGAGTAAAAACTCTCCTTTTATTTATAAAAAGGCTAGGAGATTTTAATATGTACCACCATCAATATCAAATCCATCGATAGCAGATGTTGCAGGACCAGCTCCAACAATATCGTTACCAATATACATCGATTCACCCACACCTATGCCACCAGTGATCACAACTGCACCAGTAGAAGTGCTGGTAGAAGCAGTATTTGCTGTAAATTTATTGGTAGCTCCAGCGACATTTAATTGTCCGCCGATACCAACACCACCAGCTACTGTTAGAGCTCCATTGCTTGTCGTAGTAGAAGCAGTAGTTCCATCTAAACGTGCAGTACCAAATGCTACCGCGCCTAGAGTACCACTAATTACGCCAGCAGTATCTGTAGCGTCTGGAACAAACACAAATTCAGATGCAGAGTCGTCGTAACCAAAGAATCCAATCTTTGCAGAGGTGCCATTATGCCAGTTGAACTCAATACCACGGTCAAGATTATCGTCAGAAGTAGGAGCCGTATCGCCACCTAATACGAAGATCGGATCGTCGATCGTTACTGTAGTAGAATTAACTGTAGTTTGAGTGCCATTAACCTGTAGGTTACCTTCGATAACTACTAAACCTGTAGAACCAACTGGAGCTGGATCAATGTAGATAACGTTAGAACCATCAGTCGTAGAGATTGTATTTCCATCTAACTTGATGTTATCGACGTCCAACGAACCGGTGATGGTTACTGCTGAAGTATCGCCAGATCCTTCAGCACCTCTAATAGTAACCGTATCAGAGTTAATAGTAGTGCTTGGAGTAGTAAATGTGGCACTTGTAGTAGCGTCTACTGTTAGAGTACCAGAAGAGTTAATATCTACAGTGGTAGCACCATTGATCTCAACTTCAGCAGAAGTCAAATCTGTCTTAGTTGACGAAGTGATAATTACTTGGTCAGTGTTTGCAGAACCAACTGCGATATTACCTTCGCCAGCTCCAGTATTAGCAGCATCTATAGTAAGAGTTTTAGTAGATGCGCTATTTGCTGTCATCGAGAAATTCGATGAGTCAGTAGCGTCTAGAGAGATAGTTGTTGCATCTAATTCAGCAGTATCGTCGACATTAATATCTAAGCTAGCATCACCAACTGAATTGCTAGCAACGATCGTTAAAGTTTTTGTCTGAGCAGCACCAGCAGTAACTCCAATTGTGCTGTTATCGCTACCAGTAATATTAAATGTTGTACCATATACAGTCGTAGCTACACGAGTACCAGACTGACCTATTGTCGTAGCGCCATTAACTTGTAGAGTACTCGATAGAGTTGTCGCGCCAGTAACTGTAAGAGCATTATTAACTGTGGTAGTACCACTATTAGCACCAATACTTAATGTTGTAGCTGCACCAGCAAAATTAATAGTAGTAGCAGTAGCATTAAGTAGATTGAACGTTCCAGCTGTGGTTGTAAGATCACCGCCGTTTACTGCTAGATCACCTGTGAGAGTAGTGTCACCTGTTACACCTAGAGTGCCAGATAGTGTAGTGTTTCCTGTTACACCCAGAGTTCCACCAACTGTAGCATTATTAGTTATAGCTACAGTTGTATTACGAATCGTAGTGGTACCTGTAGTTCCACCAATTGTTAGAGCAGTGGCAGCGCCAGCAAAGTTGATAGTGCTTGCTGTAGTGTCTAAAAGATTAAAAGTCGCAGCCGTGGTAGTGATATCACCACCATTTACAGCTAAGTCACCGGTAAGAGTAGCATCTCCAACTAAAGAAGTAGTACCAGTAACTCCAAGTGTACCGGCTATGCTAGTATTGCCAGAAGCTGAGTCAACTACAAACTTATCTACTCCACTGCCATTCTTAATCTTTAAGAACTCAGTTGCAGAAGTATCAGAACCAACTAACGTTACGTTAGCATTAAATGTAACGTTATCTGTAAATGAAGAAGTGCCTGTTACACCTAAATTAGTGCCTATATTTAGTGAACCACCAATTCCAACTCCACCAGCAACTACTAAAGCTCCAGTAGTAGAACTTGATGAAGAAGTAATACTATCAATTCTTACTACAACACTAGAATCAAACTCAGCAGAATCTTTATCAATAAAGAATCTTTCTGTTCCATCTGTAACGAATGATAGAGTATCGTCTGAAGCACCTGGTACTGACTCAGCCGTAATATAAGTCAAACCATCAACTGACTTGACACCGCCAAGTGATCCCCACTGAGAACCATCATAACCTTCGAATGTAGAACTACTAGTGTTAAATCTAATAGCACCTTGATTAGCAGGTCCACGCTGGAGTGTAGTACCAACTGGTAGAACGATAGCATTAGTTCCAATAATCTCTACATAACCAGTTCCATTAGGATCAAGTGTAATATTTCCGTTAGTGTCGGTAGAAGAAATAGTATTGCTATCTAATCTCAAATTATCGACATTAAATACATCAACTTTACTATTAGCATCAACTAGAACGGCAGAACTGGCTGTTAATGTACCAGTCGCATGATCCATCATATCGGTAAAATACTTACCACCTATGACAAAATGGTTTGTAGCGTTACCTGAAGTCTCAGTGCCCATGCCAATATAGAGGCGATCACCTCCATTAGCAAGTGTACCGGATAAAGCAGAATACGCTAACTCGCCTGCGCCAAGCGTAGCCGGATTACCATTAGTTGAGGAGCGCTTAATTCTAATAATCGATGCCATCTTTTACTTTCTCCGTTAATATTCCCCGGCTTCCATACTTTGATTTTCTAATAGAGTACTAGAAGTCCATTTTTGTGTGTTGGCTTTATATATTAGCAATGATCCATTAGTAAGGTTTGTTACATCCACGTCTTCTGCTGAATTAATAAAATTAGGTCCAGCTGGACCCTGTACACCAACTGTAACATATTGCGTCACGCCTTGTGGTTTTACTTTTACTCTCATGGTATCTTAGTAATTTCCGGATTAATTGTAATAATTCCTTCCACAACTCTAGTCTTATTATTTACAGGACTAGAAGATATTATTTCAACATCATAAATGTATCTTCCTGGCTTAATTTGAGAGCTTACTACACCAGATAACTGAAGCTTGATCTTTCCTTGAGTTGGTTGTGGAATAGAAGTTACAAAATTATAAGCAGTTGTAGAGTTGTAACTCTTTCTAAACTGTGAATAAACAGTAAAATCTGACAAATTCATTGGTGTACCATCTTCATTCTCTAACACTAATTCTAGAGAATAGTCTGAACCCTGGTCGATATCTAAATAAGTTGTTATAGCCATGTCTTATTTATTTACGAGTTGATTTTGAAGATCTTCAATTTTAGCATTTAATTCCTTAATAGCTTCGATTAGAAGACCAACCACATTTCCATATGAGACCGAGAGTGTTTTTTCTTCGTCGTCGGCTTCGTGAACAACTTCTGGAAGAATCTCTCGAATTTCTTGAGCAATGACCCCGATATTCTTTTTGCCGTCTCTCTCGTACGACACACCACGTAGCTTAAGAGTCTTATCTAAAGAATTTTCTATAGTCTGAATATTAGTCTTTAAACGGGCATCAGAGTAAGCAGTTACGTTGCCAGAAGCAGTTATACTTCCATAACTTTGAAAATTACTCTTAATCCACAGAGCACCGTCTGAATCTAACATTAATTTAATTATGCCGTTATTTACAGCAGTTCCACTAGTTCCAGGATCTGTTGCTGGCGTGGCGTTCCATTGGTCTTCATCGATAATTCTAAATAGATAGCCATAATCAGCAGAATTCCATATGGTACATGCATCAGAAGAAATTGCTATACCACCCCAATCACCCGTATTTTGATCTTCAATAAAGATACCGCCATTACTTATTGCAGCAAATCCACCAAGAGGAGAAAGTTGCGTTCCACTTGATGCACCAACAGCTTTAATAGATGATATCCAACTTATACCAGAAGCAGTATGATTTCTTAGATATAAATTTCCGCCTGTGCTACTATTTGAATAGGCATTATACAAATCTAGGTTGCCGGCAATAATTTTGCCAGCAACACTCATAGCTGTGCTTGAATTTGCAGCGTTTAAATTTAAATAATATGCTGTATTATTATATTCATAAAATATAGGCGCACGAATATCACCAGAGGTTACTTCAAATGTTGTCGTTGATGGACTAGTAGCACGAATAACTGCTCTATAATCATCGTTAACGTCAATCATTCCGCCAAAGTCTGGAGTATAATATGTTAAAGCTCCAAATTCAATTCTTCCATTTCTATTAGCGTCATATCCAAGTCTAATAGCTGCAATATTAGAATTTGATTGCCCGAATTGACTTCTAATTACAGCGTATTCACCTGCTGCACTACCTGGCGTAAAACTTCCATATTTAAGAATAGTTGATGCGTATGTAGTACTCGGGTCAAGAGGTCCTGTAAGACCCCAGTTAAGAGTAGTAGATCCTAAAGATGAAGTTAAATACGTGTTGGTGTCAGCACTTAACTGGCCATTAGCTCCAAGCTTGACGAATCCGGATGTGCCAACTGTTGGTAATTGAACAGTACCAGTTATTTTAGTAATGATGCCCGTACGACCAATATTAATAGCGCCAGTACCACCAGTAGAACTTGCCGAACTGGTACCAATTTCAATTCTACCAAAAGTAAGAGTTCCAGATCCACCTACGCCGCCACCTTCAATGAAAACAGATCCACCTGTCTTTGAAAAAGAGGCCGATCCAGAAACGTTTCCTCCTTGAATAGTGATGTTACCACCAAGTGCGATGGTTGATCCAGTAGGAAGTGCCGGTTGAGCTGCACCACCATATAAAGTAACATCACCTCCAGTTGCCGCTGCTGTATTTGATGAAGTACCACCATAGATATACACTGTTGCCCCGTCGGGTCCAGTCGTTGATCCAGGCAAAATATCGATATTACCAGAATAAACGTCGCCAGCGCCAGTTGAGGATCCGGTGCTGATTAATACACCACCAGTTCCTCCACCCTGTGCTTGTGTTGCTGTTGAACTTCCAGTTTGGATATTAATGTTTCTAGTAAAAGTAGTACTCTCGTTCTTAGTACTTACGATTAGGCTGCCACCAGCAGATGTAGTCAGCCAATTTACTGAAGTTCCACCGAAATAAGTATAGCTAGTTGCTATTCCACTACCTAAAGTAATAGCAGTTGCAGTAGTAGCACCACGCAATGTTACAGATGCGAGAGTGTCTGCTTCAGCAGTTAAATATCCTGGATTTGAACCAGCTGTAACTCTTCCTTTAGCGTCTACAGTTACACTTGAATATGTTCCAGCAGTACCTATATCGGATAATTTGGCTGTAGTTACATTACCATCAGCTATCTTAGCTGTAGTAACTCCAAGGTCTGCTATTTTAAGGGTAGTTACGTTACCATTAGCAATCTTATCAGTAGTTACATTTGCATCTGCTATCTTAGCAGTGGTTACGTTACCATCAGCTATCTTAGCAGTAGTTACAGCATTATCAGCTATCTTAGCAGTAGTTACATTACCATTAGAAATTTTAACAGCATCAACTGCTGCGTCAGCAATCTTAGCATTAGTTACTGCACCGTCTGCTATCTTAGCTGTAGCAACTGCTGCGTCAGCAATCTTAGCAGTAGTTACATTGAGATCGGCAATCTTGGCTGTAGTAACTGCATTCCCATTTATTTTATTAGTAGAAACAGCGTTATCTGCTATTTTGTCTACACCAACAGCGCCATCAGCTAACTTAGAAGTGTTAACTGCACCATTAGCTATCTTACCTTCAGTTACTGCGGTGTCAGCTATCTTACCAGTAGTTACGTTAAGATTAGCAATTTTATCAGTAGTAACTCCAAGGTCTGCTAACATAGTTGTTGAAACAGTGCCAGTATCTCCAGTAGTAACTACTGTTCCAGCAGTAGCTGGAAACACTATACTTTTAGTACTTCCTGCAACTCCAGAATTAGCTGGAACTGAGAGTGTAACTGAACCACTGGTAGCACCATTCAGAATTAATGTTTTTCCGGCAGCTAAAGCTATGTTTTCTGACGATGTCCAAGCCGAGCTGTTGCTAAGCCAATTAAATGTTTTATCTGAAGCACCTTTAAGTGTAATGCCTCCTCCATCTGCTGTAGCATCAGTAGGGCTAGCAATACTGCCTAATTCAATATTTTTATCATCAACACTTACTGTAGTAGAATTAACAGTCGTAGTGGTACCATTAACTGTAAGATTACCGGTAACAGTCAAGTTACCACTGGCAGTCAAAGCACCAGTTACAGTAAGTGTGCCACCAATTGATACGTTACCACTAGCATCTTTATCAACTTTTCGCGAATCTAAAGTAAAGAAATTATTATCGATGAGCTGGTTTGTTAAGCCAGTGCTGGTAATAGTGTCAGCAGTATTGACAGCTCTATTGGTAGCGTCTAATCTATAATTAATGAATGCCATCTGATCTTCCTGAGACTGTTATCTTCTATTTATTTTACGATACTGGCAGCGGCAGTCGCGCGCTGTCTTTCTAAAGAAAGATATTCTTCTTCGGTCAGAGTTGTTGGTTCATTCAAAGCTTTCTGACGCATGTGTCTTAACACTTTCCAATCTGTATCATTTAAGAATCTCAGTTGTTCTCTACTATTTTGCTCATTTTCATAGTCTGTTTTTATTTTTTCTCGAGGTACTTCTGGAATAAGCTTAACAATGCCATCTGTAACATCAAAATAATGAGTACGAGGATCTTGAGTCATATCATTATATTCTCGATCAGTTATCTCATAAATGCTAACTGTTGGAGGGACATTTCCAGCATAATCTAATATAGTAACTACTTTTGAATTTTCGACGTAAACATATTTCATAGTTTTAACTCCAAACTGCTAGCCAGTTAGCGGCAGGTCTTGCTCTCTGTTCAGTATTCCCTACGTATACTTTTATTCTAGTAGATTCAGTTGCCCAAGTACATCTAAACGAATCATTTCCATCAACTCTACCATTAAAATGTATGACGTGCACGGACGCTATAAACGCCATCAAATTAGCCATAGTTTTTCCAGCAGGCGGATACACATAGAAGAAATCTAAATCTGCATCCCATGAACCTACAGCATTGTTGAATTCAATTGTTTGAAGATACGGATAATAATTACCATCTTCGCCATAACCACCATAATCAACTGTCTTTGATTGTGTTACATATTGTTGGCCAGACGTTACCAATAAACCAGTAGCAGCACTTGATATTAATGTGTCTACATATTGTTTAGTTGCTGCATGATTTGCCTGTGTTGGTGCTGGCACAATTAAGTTACCAGTCATAGTGTCGCCAGACTTATTTACTTTACCAGCAACGTCATTAAGTACACTCTGAGCAGTTATTTGACTAGGATCATCTACAGTGCCAAATACTTTTATGCAAGCAACTAAAGCTATATTACGTGGGCGTGCGTGCATGAAGTAACCAGGATCAGTTACTCCTGAGTAATAGTTGTTGTATCCAACTTCATGAGATGCAAGGGCATGGGCAATATTGCCTAAACCATCGTACTTATCATAAAATAAATCTGGTGACTGATAGTTAGATCCACGTGATTGGGACATCGAATATGATGTTCCATTTGCATCGCGTGAAGGTCCCAATACATTATTACCATCGTCAACTAATACAGCAGATCCACGCTGAAAGCTACCAAAAACACGATTAGGATCTATTCCACGACCATTATCCCATCCACGAATAAATTCACCACGAAGATCTGGCAATTTAAATACAGCACCAGCGCCACCAAATTTATATTGTAGAACTTGGAATAATCGAGCATAAGTAGTTGTGCTTAATTCTCTTCCATCACACTCCATCCAGCCAGATGGAATAGTTGAAGATGGATAGTATGTAATAGTGCCAACTGGTGTACCAGCATTAGCGAAAAGATCATCGTACTTGTCATCAACATATTTCTTAGTTGCTGCGTGTAGATTGGCAGTAGGCGCTCCCGATAAAGTAAGAGGGCCTGTCATAGTAGAACCAGCTTTCATTACTGCAGTTGCAGATACGTCTATATTTGATACAGTTGTATCAACATATTGTTTAGTAGCAGCATGGAGATTCTGTGATGGATTTGCGTGAAGAGTCAAGAAGCCGGTCATAGTGTCGCCGGCTTTAGCGACTCTCTGATTTATTCCATTCACTAAATTAGATACGTCAATGTCTTCGTTATTAATTAATGACCCAAATGCTTTTATACAAGCTCTCATCGCAACGTTGCGAGGACGACCCATGTATATCCAATGATTGCTTCTATAAGTAGTACCTGGATTCAGATTTATTGATCCATCTCTCCATTCATATACTCCACCAAATGCTGGATAATTACTATGCATATCGCCTTTTGTCATGGTATCAGCATAAGCACTCAACCATTCAAAAGTCATTGCGTCATAACCTAATTCATTTGCGTGACCATTACCATATGGGTTTGTGCCGTCATTGGCATGTGAATATCCATTTCCATCATTCCACATGTTATTCCAAGCACCGCCGGTAAAGCTGTCGCGCTCGTCATTGTGAATATGTAGAGAACCAATCTGCCAACTTCCAAGAGCTCTACCTGGATCCATTCCTCTTCCGTTATCCCATCCACGGATAAATTCTCCGCGAAGATCTGGAAGTTTGAAATTATCTCCAGTGTTAATACCATTATTATAACTGTATCCTATTGCTGCAAATAATGCAGGATAAACAGTCTTTGAAACAAAAGCTCCATTAGCTTCTAGCCAACCAATTGGTATGTTTTCACCAGCGAAATAGGCTACTGATCCAGCAGGAAGACCTGATCTCTGCAGGGCTTCGTCAGCTGTTTCTTGAGCTGTTTCAATGTCTTGAGTTAACTCATTTCTAGCAGTACTAATCTTACTGTCTACTGAAGATACTGTATCATAACTAGTTAATACTGAAGTTAGTTTATTCTTTACGTAAGCAGTAGTAGCTATGCGTGTATTTTCTACTGTAGTCTCAGGAGTGGGAGCAGTAGGAGTACCAGTTAAACCAGGAGATGCCAACGGAGCTTTTAAATTTACCTCCGTCATTACGTCGTCAATATTTTCTTTAACAAAAAACGTATTAGCTATCTGAGTATTACTAGTTGATTTATTTACATTTGGAGTTGTAGGAGTACCTTGTAGATTGGGAGACTCGAGGTGAGCTATACTACGCGTCACGTTGTTAAATTTATAATATAATCTATAGTCAGATATCTGTCCGTTTGTTAAGACAGTTCCTGCCCAAAAATCTCCGTCTATTGGATTTAATGGAGTAGCTACTGCAAAATTTAATGGTGCTACGCCTGCGCTAATGCCAGCATTTAAATTTAACTTACCTACAATAGTATCGCCTGCTCTTCCAACTGCATTAAGGTTATTTCTAGCTTCAGTGGCCGTCGAACCTCCAGTTCCTCCATGAACTATTTCAACAACACCCGTTACATTACCTGCTAGAGTAGCAGAATCTGCTGAAAAAGCTTCTGTAGCTTTTCCATCTAAATCACCAATGAATAGCGTGCTAGCTAATCCACCATTGTTATCTCTAATTGGTATGGTATTATTTACGACTGATACACTAGCGAGTCTATCCTGAAGCTTCCAAGCATTTAGATTACCTTCTTGAGCAGTAAGAGTGTTAATTTTATCTCTTACAGTAGTCGGAGTAAATCCTAATATATCCAACTTACTCACTAACGAGTCATACAGGTATTTAAAGTTACCATCTAATTGGTCATTAGTAAGTGGTCTGCCATTTTCTTTTCGTAGAATCAGCGAAGATGGTAGATCTAATCCTCCAAGAGCTAGATTTACAGTAAATCTACTAAATTCAATATTGTCCGTGCCTACAGTCACAGTTGAATTATTGGATACTAACCAACCGGTATCAGCCTGGATATCTCCTTGTGATACAAATACGATTGTATTTGGTGCAATAGTGTTAGTATCTGCAAAACCAGTAGCTCTAACTAGTCTAACTTTTGCAACACCGCTGTCTGTAAAACTTTGTACGACGTAAATACCATTTTGGCTCTTAACACTTTGAGCTTTTACTAGTATTCTATCTCCAGTTTGATTTGCTCCGGCAACTAGAGGACCAACTCCGTCAATAGTCGGTAATGTTTCAGTCGCTAACCAAACTTGAGAGACATTAATATTGGAAGTAGTCGCAACTCTTACTGGATCTAAAATAGTGCCTGCCATTTATTTACCCTTAACTAAAATACTTAGCATCTGTTTGATCTCTTGTATCTCTGACTTAAGATTTTTAATTTCTTCAGCTTGAGTTTTAACTAATTCTCTCTGCTTAAGAATATTTGCTCGACTTCTTTTGTGAGATTCGTATTCTTCTTCGCTAATGTTGATTATTGCATTAGATCTTACGTCTCTAATTAGAGACTCGTGACCACTAACCTTTGCAAATCTGTTCATTAAGCCACCGCGATAACTCTAAAGTCTTTAATGCGAGGTATCTTGCCTTTATTTATAGACTTCATTACGAGCTTAACTATGACACTGTCGAATGGAGCTAAATTCTCTACATTAGCTATTACTTCTGTAAAGTCTGTTTCAGATTTAGTATAAGAACTTGGCGTTGCTTTATAGTATCTAGAAGCTATAAAGTCACCTGCTACGCCAGAACCGGTCTTATAGTAGATCTCAACTTCAGCATCGTTAGGAATAACTGCTGCGAACATAATACGTAACATCTCAGAAGGACGTGAGAAATTAATCTTCTTGGTTACGTACTTAGAATGAGTAGAACCACCAATCGGCGCGTACTCAGACTTAAAGTGCGATAACCAAGTTAGAGTTACCGTTTGACCAACTCCAGTTTCTGCCATTGTTAGAGAATTCATACTCTCTAATTTTAATAGAAGTCTCTGTTGTGCTACATCACCATTACTATCTAAAATAGTGTCAAAAGATTTTTCTACTACGATCATGTAACGAGTCTGATCTGCTGTAGTACCCGAATAGACAAACTCAATAACGTCGCCTGAATCTATATTATTGTTTACATTATTATATAGAGTACCCTGTGTCAATGAGTCGATAAAAATAGTGTCACGGCCCAGAGGATTGTCTAATAGTCTCAAAGGTTTACTAGAAGCTTCATTTCCAATCTCAGTAGTACCGATTAAGAATCTATCAAAATCATCGTCGATAATAGCGAGAGTTGGAGAATCTATCTTGTTACTTACAGTTGTCATAGCAAGGCGACCTAAGTCGATTACTGGAGATACTGAATTTGATCCAGACGCAGGATTTAGAGTAGCTACTAACTTTAACCCTCTAGAAGGATAATTTTGTGAAGTTCCAAGATTAATCTCTGCTGGAATAACTCTTTCATCAAAGAAATCGTAGTTTTCTTTATTTACTAAAGTATTAGCAAAAACATCGCCGTTACTATTTACACTGGTTAATTCGTAAGATACCGACGTACCTGGAGGAATTACTTCTGCTATATCAATCATAGCAGTTTGATACGCGTAATGTTCTGACGCCTGAATAAATCCTCCTCCAGTTTTACCAGTAGCGTTAGATGTAATTGGTGTTGCAGCTTCTAGCGCAGTACCATCTGGTCCAAGACTAAAGTCTACTACATAAGAATCTAATTCTACAGACTGAATCACATGACCAGTAGATCTAAAGATAATACTAGCTGGTATACTATTGATACTGTTTATAGTTTGTCCAGCGATGAATACTACTTTATCACCAACTATCATGTTATGATTACGGTGGGTTACTCTGCACTTAGGTTTAGGATCTGCAGTAGTTCCTGTTATAAAATTGAATGGATTAAAGTCTAGAGAAGTAAATCCAAGTTTAGGAGGAACGAGCTCTAGTTTAGCTGATGTACTACTGAAGCTGGCACGACGAATAGTAAACTTCATATCTTGAGTCTGATCTGCAGTCCAAGTGCTGGCATTCTGTGACTTAAACATAACACCATTAAATGGCTGCGAAGTAATCGCAGCTCCTCTAGAACCACCGGGCAGTATCTGCAATGTTCCGGTCTCAGAACACCAAATCTTATAATAGTCAGAATCCGATAAGACTACTAGAGAGTACTCCGTACCATTCTGTAGATATATTGGAGATACGAAAGTAAATGTTGTTGCTAGAGTAGCGTCAGTACTTATTTTAACGTCTGCAGCTTTTTTCTCTACTCTGGAGAAAGGAAGCACTTTAGAAGATGGATAACCATTTACAACTTCACGAATTTCGATACGAACTGGAATCTTAGCATCTTTTGTCGAGAAGTATAAGTCTACTGAAGTGATGAATGCACCACCATCTTCTTGAACCATAAAGGTTTGTGCTAATGGGTCGAACCAACCGGTGTCTCTAGTCAATCTATCGGCAGTAGTAACAATTGTGTTAGTATCAGATATCTGTTCAGACACGATATCTGCTGTTCTAGTTGATACGATCGTGCGTTGTTTAACTTCTATTATACCATTCGCTTCGTAGAATGCACCACCAGAAGTAAGTTCTTGTTCTGTTCGCTGAACTATATCAGTAGAGAATACGTCTGACAGTTTAAATTCTCTAGTTCCTGTTCTAAATCTAAGAACTGGATTACTTGGAATTTTAAATATTCCCGCAACTACACCAGTAGCAGAAGAAATTAATCCAGCTCCTTCGTTAACAGTCAATGGATTAGTAGTATTGATACTATAACCAGCTGCTGTCATACCATAATATCCAGCGAATTTAACTCTAGGCACAGCGTTAGTTATCGTATTATTATATTCACCTCTTAAGGTATAGTTTGAATTAAAAGTAAATTGTCCACCTCTTATATTCATCAAATGTAATACAACAGTATTCCCTACAGTTTCTTGAGCTACTACTATAGCTGTAACACCCGTTGGTTGGTTACTTGCATTAAGTTCTGTTATAACTTCTCCATGATTAAACGCAACTTCAACTTCTTGATTATTGTTGTGAGTAAGACCTACAGCTCTAATAGACACGTCAGTTACTGTCGCGCCCTGCCAGGCTTTATCCATAGTAAATTGAGTGTTGCTAGTTTTAGTAGCTACTTTGTAAATAACTTTATTAGTTGAACTATCACCAAAATTTATTTCATCGCCTATTTCTAAATCTGATAAAAATTCAGTAGCAACTCCAGTCACTGTCGCAGAATTATTAGTTAAGTTGACAGTGCCATCGACTAATGAACCATTGTTATAGTATACTTTACGTGGTGCATCTTCAACTGCTGTGCCGGCATTTCTTTCTACATCAAAAACAGAAGCAGCTCCTGTGATTGGAGTAACAGCTATTTTGGTGGCAGGAGTAATATATTGATCTACACTTATGTTATCAAAATACGAGTATAATTTAGTACTTGGTTTAAATCCATATCCTACAAACAGAACTGATCGAGGGCGAATAAAAGGCACGATCTGTGTATCGACAACTCTATCTTCTACTACTCTAGAATCTACTTTGTCTGTGATAAAGCTGCGTGTACCAGTTCTGGTAGAAGTAGTTTCTACTGCAGAAGTTTCAATCGTGACAACCCGCGATCCAGCAACTTGGTTTGCTTGTGCAGAAAATATATTGCGATTAGTATTACCAATAAAATCAAGCTCTTCAGTTGTAAAGGTTGCTCTATTTCTCCAGAAAGTTCCTCCATTATTTTCTGCATTTAAAATACCGGTATCTAACTTAGACCATTGGCCCAATGATTCCATTCTAGATCCCATAGATCTAGTAGACGAAAACGCGGTCTGCCAACTATTCCAAACAGTTCCTAGTATACCACTCTGTTCAGCTTTCTGAACGATAGCGTTATACTGACTCTCGTCATTAACGATAATATCTGGTCGATAGTGTGTAGAGAACCAAGTGTCTGACCAAGGATTCAATCCCATTATACCCTTGTAAGATGCGATAGAATATGGATTAACTGGTACTTCTACTGAAGCTTTACTCTGTTTTGCCCAAGCAACTTCAACTTGAGTATAAGGCAGTGTTACTAAGTCACCAGATACTTTATAGGTATCTTTAGTTGTAGAGCTTATATTCTCTAATAGAGCCACTTGCTTCTGCGCAAAGAATGGACGAAGCTCTTTCTTTTGCATGTCGACTGAAGCATTCCAATCGTCAGACGCTGCATTGCCAACACCTTGACCGTCGAATGAGTCTACTAAGAAACCATTTTGATATCTGTCTAGACCTTCAGAATCAACGATCTGCATGTTCTTAGTTTCTAATTCTGCTAGAGTTAGCGAAGTATAATATTCTAAATCTTGTATACGACGCTCCAACTTACCAATGTCGCGCATAGTGTATCGTTTGTTTTCGACACGATTCACTAGAGCACCTATCTTATTATCTCTATTAAATGTATATGGCTCAATATTAATTGAAGCCAGTTTCATACAATTATTTGATATAGTAGGTTCTACAGCAGAAATAGAAGGAATTCCTCTATTGTTTATAAATTGGCCTGCAGAACTTAAAGAAATATTATCTACTCTAGGTAGATAATGATTGTATGTTATAGATGCTGTGCTACCAAATTTAGGAAAATATTTTTCTTTAAATCCATCTACTTCTTCTGTTGGTCTAAAGTCTATACAGTCTCGTAGTTGAAAACTAGAAACAGTTCCAATTTCTTCATAAGAAATATTAGAGTTCGTGTAAGAATACGATCCCACACCATAGAATCCCCCTGGATTAGTACCAACATCGGCAGCGTATTCATATTTAATTTGTATTGGTCCAGTTGGCGCCTCAGCTCCTGCAGCTAATATAATAGAAGATCTTTTTACACTAGTTACGTCTTGATTGCTGTTAAAAATATATCTGTTAGTTATATTCGTGTTGTAAGTGGGACTTGTATTAGCTGTACCATTAACAACAAATCCACGATTATCCATTAGCACTGAGACAATTCGAGTTACATATCCTCTATT